ATGACCGATGTCGTCATGAATTTCGACCATCAGGGCAAACCTGTCGCGAGAACGAAAAACTCGACCCTTAATTTAACTATAGACGACATCGGACTGAAAATCAAAGCCGACTTATCAGGAACACAGGAAGCAAGGACTTTATACGAGGAAATCAAAGCAGGGTATATTGATAAGATGAGTTTCGCATTTACCGTAGCAGATGAAAGCTACGACAAAGGAACCCATACGAGAAGCATAAACAGCATAAAGAGGCTATATGATGTCGCGGCTGTTTCAATCCCTGCTTATGACAGCACTTCGATACAGGCTCGGTCATTCTTCGAAGCGGAGGCGGAGAAGGAGCGCGCGGAGGCACGTAAACAGCTAGAGCTCGCAAAAGCGAAGTACGCATACATGGAGGTAAACAAATGAAATTGGAAGAAATGAACCTTGAGCAGGTTACACAGAGATTGGCAGAACTTGACGAGGAAGTCAGGAACGCCAACGATGTGGAATTTGTAAACAAGGCAACAGAAGAAAAGAAAGACCTGCTCTCGCGCAAATCCGAGTTAGAAGACTTGGAAGCACGCAAGCAGGCAGCGCTCGATATATCAGCGCAAAAAGCAGACCCAGTAGTCATTGAAAGAAAGGAAGATGATAAAATGGAAAAAACATTCGCAATAGACAGTGTTGAATACAGGAACGCTTGGCTCAACGCTATGAAAAACACACAGGTCTCAGAAGCAGAGCAGAGGGCATTAACAGGAGCTTCATATTTAGTACCTACAGCAACCGCAAACAAAGTGCTTGACAGCTTAGTAGACATGGTTCCTCTGTTAAACGAGATAGACCTGCTAAGGGTAAAAGGAAATGTGACATTTGCAGTAAATACAGTTGCACCGACAGTTTCTATAAAAGCAGGCGGCAGCACAGTTGATGATGGTGGTACCACATTCGTACAGGTTTCTCTCGGCTCATACACTATTTCAACTATCGTAAGAATAGGCGCAGACACAGCTTCAATGGCTATAGATGCCTTTGAGGGTTGGCTTATCGGCAAGATAGCAGAACAGCTCTCATACAAGATTGAAAACTACATCATAAATGGTGATGGAGAAGGAGAGCCTACAGGAATAGACCTCGCGTTCACAGGAAGCGCATGGGCAGATACTACAGACGCAGTCGATTGGGCAAGCACATCTCTCGGTACAGTAGATATTGACGAAGCAATCGGAATGCTTCCTGCGGCTTATGACAGAAATGCTAAATTCCTTATGAGCAAAAAAACATTCTTCCAGTCAGTAATCGGTTTGGAAGATGTTAACAATGTACCTCTAGTTTCAAGAGAAGAAGGTAAATACAGAATAAGGGGATATGAGGTCATATTCAGCGACCAGGTGACCACAGGCGACATCTTCTATGGAGACTTCAAACGCGGAATGGTAGGCAACCTGTCAAACGAAGTCCAAGTTGAAAGAGACAGAAACTTAACTTACAACGCTTGGGATTATCTCGGCTGGTGTTCATTTGACTGCAAGCCATCAAAGGTAAAGGCAATAATCAAAATAGCAGCAGACATAGTATCATAAGGAGGGTAAAATGGATAACAGATTTTTGGGCGAATTAAGCACAGACGTATACGGTCTTACCGTTAATGAGATGAGGCTTGCCCATTTTGGAACAACGGCAGCTGAGGGAGTAGCGGCAGACGCAGACGGCATACATGCCGCTATCGCCAGCAAGACTACAGCTCAGACTATAACTGACGGCATATCCAATCCGCCTTATCCGAGAAACATAACTATAGCGATAGGCGGGACGACTGGAGACGTGAAAGCCGGAAATATAGTAGTCTACGGTACGAATATAGCAGGCAAAGAGATATCTGAAACATTCACGCTTATAGATGACGACACAGCAGTTGACGCAGGAACTAAAGCCTTTAAGACGGTAACTTCAATAGTTATCGCCGCACAGGAAGGCACTGGAGCCACGTTCACATTCGGATTCGGAGAATTAATGGGTCTGCCATTTATATTAAAAGACAAACCTCTTGTGTTCGTTCTTGATGATGGGGTGTTGGCTACAACTCCTGTAATAACTGCCGATGACGACGAGTTAGAAAAGAACGTCATTGATATGGACGGAAGTTTGAATGGAAGCGCGTACGAAATATTTATAGCGATTTAGGAGGTAAATCATGGCGGTAACTCAAGCGTATCTGAACAAATTAAGACGAGCAGTCAGGCGCAGACCTGACATCGACACAGATGCTGAACTGATAGACATCATCAATGAGTGCCGTCTTGACCTTGCGAGAGTAGGGATAGTCAAAGCAGAAGACGAGACCGACAGCCTCATTCTTGGGGCTGTCCGGTGCTATGTCAGATGGAAATTCGGCTTAAATTCGGACGATGCGGAACGGAACAGGTTAGGCTATGAGCAATTAAAGGACGACATGCGGAATAGCGTGCTGTACAACACGGAGGGCTAGATGTATTTCTCTGAAAAAAATCACTTTAAGGACGTGTCATCCTGCTGGAATATGTGATGCTCGGCCTGCTCGTTGCTGTTGTTTCCATGTACGCTGTCACTGCTTTTGGTACCACCATCAGCAATGACTTCATCACCCT